TACTTTCTCACTTTCTGAGACAATAAAGGATAAAGAATCAAATCTTCAACCTTACTATCCCAATAGTCAAAACACTTGAAAATCCGATTCAATAGAACAAGAGTTTCAAGACGGATTTTTCCCTTTTGATATAGATCAATCGGAAGAGGATAACGACCATTCTTTACCTTGAAGGTGTTTGAGAGATCATCATCAAACCTATTTATATCACTTTTGAACGTGTATGTCAATGAGTTATTGACTTTTTTCCAATCATAGTAAACAATTTTAGCTTCTTCTGAAAACAAGTCACCAACCCAGATATTTGGATTTGAAACGATATTTGATAAAACTAATTCTTCCCAATCAGAAGTTTTGAGTAGCTTCGCATATTGGTATCGATCATTCTTTTTCTCAAAAGAAGACTTCTTCAACTTCATTTTACCATGATATTTGAAGTAGTCGTAGTTTGAGGTAAAATGTCTTTTGATCGCTTGAAAATATACATATGCTTCAAATCCTACTGATTGGGAAACAAGCAAGTTTCAATAAAATCCTTCACATCCGTTTCGTTCAAACCAAGTGAAACTAACACTTTTGGAGTATGAATGTTTTTCTTTTGATTGATTGCGTATCTTTGATGACTTGCATCAATCTCGTCAAACAAACTTTCATTTTCCTTTACTTCATATAGTATAATGTTATTCAGGTAAAAGTAAAGTGATTTTTGAGCGATTTCTGAAATATTTTTTGTCTCATCTTCAGAGACATTTCCGATCGCAATCATATGATCGCTAAAGATTTCTTTTCCCCAATCAGGAAGTTCTCTTTCTCGTTTCCACTCATTTTCTTTTGCTGCCTCTTTGAGAAATGAATAGATTGGCAAATCTTCTTTGATTGCGGGAGAGTAATCTAGAAAAACGCCAGTACATTTATTCTTACCTGCAACAACATCAAATCCATATATCGGCGAAGCGTTATCAGCGTATGGATGAATGCACACATGCATCATCCATAGTTTTTTAGATTCGGTAGCATCTACAACGCTCACATGCGCGCGCCTGTAGTCTTCACCGCACCAAACAAGATTTGTCCATCCCGTTTGATTGAATCGCTTCATTCCGGGTTCTTCAATCCGATATCCTGTTTGATCAAACTTCTCAATGAACGATTTCTTCAGTTCGTTCAATGTGTTCCAAATCATAGACATAAGCTATCTCCTCATATTGTTTTATAATATATTCAAAACATCTGTTTGCTTCTTCTGCGTATGATTCATCAAGTTTACTACGGATTTCTCTTATTGCCTCACTTTTCATAGGAAAGTCATACATTGTAGCCGATCCTGGCACGTTTTTAGCAATAATCGATCCACCATACATATCACCAAAATATCTAACGTAGATATGAGCCAAAAGATCTTTTTGACTCAAAGTTCGGATATACTCAATGTATCTTTTTGTTTCAAGAAATACGATAGGAATAATATCGCCTCGTATCTCAGTGTAGTCGTTGAAGATTTTATTCTCTCTTTTTATGAGAGACATAAAAGAATAATCTGAGAGCTTTTCAATCTCAGAATAAATCATAAACTGATTGAAGAGAAAATCGGAGTAAACTTTTTGAGACACATCACCAGAAATCAAATACTTCGAAAAAACTGTATTTTCTGCAATTTTATGATTTACCTCAATTTTTTCTTTCAAACTCATAAAGATTTTGCTTTCTGTAAATCGGTCAAATACTTTTTGTAGTAGTTTTCAGTAATAGTATTTCTGGGCCAAATAACAGCTCTTGCGTTATAAAATCCACCTTGCTTCAACTGTTGGGCTGCCGATCTCATCACAAAAAGCATTGGTTGATATGGTGGATTTGTTGGAAACTTATCGTTTGATCCAATCACGTTTGGATTGATCATAGAATGAAAAGAACCATCCAAGCTATATACGCCATGTTCAATCTTATTCAAAACGATATTACCGTCAATCATAATATGAACATTATCGAGACCAAACTTACTACTGCGATAGTTTTTACCAAACATCACTAATCCGGCCAAATCATTATCTGTTATCGGTAAAGCAAAGCTAGTACCTCTTGGAGTCTTTCCAAAATCGTATATACCTCTATTATCTGGTTTGATACCATAAACCTTATCAAGTATCAAATCAATATTCTCAAGAAACTTTAGTATATATGTTGAGGACGATCCAGATACAACCTTACTACTTCTTTGATTTTTCTCATATCCTAAATCTGTTGTAAAACCACCATACTGTTGAAAGTTTGCTGGTTTTGATCCAAGTTTATGTGAAACAAAGATAACGTCGTTTCCTTTGAAAGTGAATGCCATATCTGCTTTTGGCCTACCTTCAATTTGCCGGAAACCATCAACGTTGAATTGTTGAGAACCAAGAAGAACTGTGATATAATCTTCCTCAATCTCCGCTAGAAGATTTTCAATTGATTTTTGCGTTCGAATCGTTTCCTCAGATTCTTGTTTTTCTGCAGAATCTTCTTCAGTTGTCACAGCATTAGGATACTTGAGACAAAGAAGAAGAGCAAATCTTACAACCTTTCCAAGTTTAGAGTTTGCTTGAAACGTCTTTGATGAGAGTATATCCTCATTTGATTTTGAGAAAGATGCTTTGAAACCTGAAGCAAACCCTGATATCGATTTGACAGAACTTCTACCGATTCTATATGCGATGCTTTTTGCGAAGATATAAACTTTTGGGTTTCTTGATTGATTAATCTCATAATGTTCCAACGCTTCTTGAACTTCGCTTGGAACATTTTTCTCAAGCTCTTCTTTGTTCTTTTTTGCAAAGTTATAAACTGAAGATACGTCTAAAGTGTTTGAAAACTTTGCTTCAAGTAAAGACGTATCTTCAGTTATGTTTTGAACAAAATATGAGAATCTTTTCATAAACACCTCTTTTTAGGTATTTATTCTCGGTAATGTTTTTGGTAAACCTCTTCGATCAGAAAAAATGGAACGCCAGATAATAGTTCTGCTATCTCAAGCATATGAACTTCGTCAAAAATATTATTGGCAAACTCAAGAATAGAAGCTTCTCGAATAGCCTCAATCGCAGTTTCTTTTACTGTAAGATTGTCAAACATAATCTAACTCCAAAAAATGAACAGAGAAAGCAAAATAACCAATCCAACAACGATCAAAGTGATTGGCGATTGTGCCGAAATCATAAAATGAAGCGCAACATATATGTCAATCAACTTTTCTTTGATTGCTTCCATTTTCATTAGTCCTTTTCAAGATTTTTGTGTTTAACTTTTCGAGTATAAGACTTTTTTGATTTTTCAACTTTTTGCTTGAATGGTGAATCCTTTACAAAAAGAGGTTTATGTACATTTTTCATTAGGTATATTTCCCCAAAACTTTACAGAGCAAAAGAAACCCAAGACCAGTTCCCATACAAAAGAGAAAGTCTTGATATTCGTAGATCAGCTCAATCAAAACGTTAGTCATATCAGGTTCCTTTCGGGATCAGAAGGCTTAGAGCGCCTTCCCTCATAAATATAATATAAGGTTTCTGACGTCAGATGTCAAGATCCTTTTTCAAGATCGGGCGATTTTTATTCAGTGTTTATAGAACCAATATAACTTGTTTTTCTGATTCTGTAAACCCAAAAATCAAAAATATATAAATAGATTTTGTGTGCGGGTTTGTAGTGAGATTTATTCTCAAGCGGCAAGTTGTTTTAGCAAAATACAATCGGAACAGTCAGGGTAGCATATACATGTCAGTGGGGTTCTGCCTGACCGAACTCGTTTTGAATTGAAAGAAGAGGTGTCAAGCCTCTTCTTTTTTCACATAAAAAAAGTCTGGCGTAAAATCGCCAAACCCATATCCATTATTGAGTTTGTAACACGTTTCTTTTGCGATTGTTTCATTTTCAAAAATCGCAAGAGTTTTATTTACTGATTTGTCGATAACGCGATGTTTATTTTTCTTTTTTGTGTAAATGTAAGTCATTAGTGAAAGTCGTTATTACCTCTTTTTCTAAACTTTTTGAATGGTGTTTTTGTATCTTCATCAAATCTTTCTCCAAACTTCGAGTTGTCCATAACTGGAACATCTTCGTTTAGTACGCCACTCATTGAATCGTCAACGTCATATAGCTTCATTTTAGATCGATCAACGCCGACAACAAATCTTTTTGGTGAGTTAATGTCACACCAACGATTCTTTAGCTGTTTGATCATAACCTGACCAAGATTTTCAAGCTCTTCTGAAGTGATGATTGCAAACATCATATCAGCTGTTGCTGGAAGGCCAAATGATTCTGATGTATTTTCAAGACCTGGGTCTGAATCCATAAAACCAGATCTATTCATCTGTGTTGCGGTTACGATAGGAACTGACATTTCGACAGCCAATCCTCGAAGTTCTTCAGCAATAGATTTGACAAGAGTATATGAGTTGAAGTTTGATGAGTTTTTGAGCCTTGCGCTAGTACAAAGATTGATGTAATCGATGTAAACAATATCGGGATCAAAGTTTTTCTTGAGCCTCAGTTCGTTTATCAGATAGCGAAAGTTAGCTGCACTAGCTGAAGCTGTTGGATATTCTTTGATAATCAGTTTACCCGTAGACTTTGATTTTGCTCTTGTAATACGATTATCAAAAGTCGTTTTCGGAAGATTCATAAGGTCGTCGAGAGTAATATCAAGTATGTTGGCGTCAATCCTTTTTGCGATTTCTTCCTCAGCCATTTCAAGAGTAATGTAAAGAACGTTTTTGTTGTTCATTAGATTACCAGCAGCAAAATGCCCCATAAACAATGTTTTACCAGCACCAGTACCGCCAAGAAGAACGGAGAGAGATTTGTCTGGTAAACCGCCTTTTGTAATTTTATTGAACATCTCAATATCAAAAGATGTTCTAGCATCTACCTTATGATAGTATTCGAACCTCTCATCAGAGTTATCAAAAAAGTCGTGACCAATATTGGCATCAAAAGAAACGCCAAGAGCATCAGATAAAATGGTCGGAATAGACTCTTTTTTGTGAGTTTTGTGTTTTCCATCCAAGATAACAATGGATTCTTTGACCGCATTTATTACTGCCTTGTCTTGACAAAAGGACTCAGTCTTATCAATCAGCCAATCAATATCAGTTCTTTCCTCATAGGTCAAACTCTCAAGGAAAGAAACGATATCTTTGTACTGAGACTCATTATAAGTTGAAGTATTTTCTACTTCAACTCGAAGACTTTCTTTTGTCGGTAAAGTGTTGTATTTTTCAATATGATTTGATGTATGTTTGAAGATTTCTTTTTGTTCAATTGTATCAAAGTAATCAGATTTCAAGAAGGGAATGACCCTTCTTGTATATTCTTCATTGTGTATCAGGTTTGATAAAACCAGTTCTTCAATCAACTACTGCTCCATTTTCTTCAATATTGTCATCTGAAAGTAGCTTTGTTTCACCAACGGAATATACCTTTCTAATATACTCCGCAAAGTCAGTTTCTGTAAATACTTTTTCCCAAAACTCCTTACTCGCAACAATATCCTTTGCTCGATACTTTTGACCGACTAACTCGCCAGTTTCTCGATCGACTCTTTGATACCATCCATTTGAAGGTTTTGCGATATAGTTTGCTGAGAGAGCTACGTCCATAAGCCCAGACCACTTATTGATTCCACCTTCCCACATAACTGTGATCGGAATCTTAGACTTTTCTCGAACGTAACGAGATTTCTCAATCGCAATATTGAAATGATATCCGGCAACATCAGTACCTTCTTTTTCTTGCGATCTTCCGACTATCCAGATATTGTCGCTGGAATAATACACGCCCGTGTTGTGAGTCACAACACCATTTTCTAATATGTAATGTTCAACATTTTCTACAGATAGATCATAAACAGGCTTTTTGCCAATTTTCTCAATGTTCTTAATTTTCATAATTCACCTTTCTTTACAATTATCATTATGCCATCTACTTATATTCGCCCCGGTACTAATCAATCCGCAATGAACACAATTTACACGTTTTTCGGGTTTTATTTTTCTAGGGCTGACCCAAATATTTGGGTCATATTTTTCTTTTACATCTCTCACAATTTCATGAGTGTATATATTTTGCAACATAACCAAACCTTTTCTACCAAGTTTTTTTCTATGTTCTTTCGATTTAGGTTTTTTTGCGACCTTTTCCACCCAATTGTCTATTTCACTCTGGCTTTTTTTTCTGTTTTTAGTTTTTTTCGATATTAGTTTTTTTGTTTCTTCAGAATGTTTTTTTCCATAAAAATGGTTACCCTCGCCTTGCATTGCAATTGACAATTCCTCAGAACGGTTTTTCTTTGCCATGTTATATTGAGCAGAAGTTATATTCCTTTTTTGAGAAGAAGGCGAAGTTCTACACATAGAAAACCACGCATAAGCAAGACTTGGAGTTTTATAGTGCTTATACAAACATGCATGAGCAATATAATGTTCTTTATATGACAATCTAACTATATTTTCAAAATCGTCGGATCCGCCCATACATTTAGGAATTATATGGTGGTTTTCTCCATAAACATCTTTAGAGAGAGGGCAGTCAATACGTTTTTTGATAAGATTATTATATACGGCTAAATAGTTCATAGCTGTGTCCTTTGTTATTTTTTGACATAGAGAAGGTGGAGATTGCCGTCTCGCGACCTTCAATATATTTATATTTTTATAACTTTGGACACGAACTAATCACTAAAACGACTACAAAGTTTTACAGTTTGAACCAACTATCAAATCTTTTGCTTCTACCCAAGATTCTTCCACTAAAAACTTATGGTTTTCAGAACAAATTACTGTAAATCCGTCTTCAAATTCGATCTCATAACATTCCGCATATCCCTTTTCTAGCGTATCCGGGTTCCATACATGAGATACAATTTTTTCGCCATCAAGCGTTATCACCTTTTCCCCTACATTAAAATCCTCGATAGCTTTCAGCCCATTAGGTGTCTGAATCATAGTACCTTCAACAACACAGCCTCCACTCACAATCGCTTTCGGATAGAGACCTTGCTCCATATATATGTGATTGATTGCGATCAAAGGGATATCTTTGAGAGACAAATGCGGTGTCACCATACGAAACAACGATTTCAGCTGTTTTGCGCGAGTCATATCAGCAACAGACTTTTCGTTGAGAGCGTCTTCAACTTCTTTCTTTGATGCTAAGTTGCCTACAGAATCAATCACAATACAAATCTTATCGCCTCGATCGATATTATCAAGTTGCTTCATCAGATCAAACTTCAACTCTTCAATATTTGTGATTGGAGTATGAACCACCCTATCAATATCAATATTGAAAGAATCGAAATAAGATTGAGGCGTTCCAAACTCAGAATCGTAAAAGAGAAGAACACTATCTTTGTGATGCTGTAAATACGCCCCAGCAATTAGCAAAGAAAATGCACTTTTGAAGTGCTTTGATGGTCCTGCCACCAGAGTAAGTCCAGGCGTCAATCCTCCATCAATACGACCTGAGAGAGCAACATTAATCATAGGCACCGAAGTTGGCACCATATCCTTTTTGCCGTAAACCTTAGACTTTGTCAAAGAGTCTGTAAGTTTGACAGTACTGTTTTTGAGTAGTTTTTCAACAAGTGACATATAGATTCCTTTTATCAATAAACAAAAAGCAATAATACTATGTTTTGGAGAGATTGTAAAGGGTTTTCAGCTGATTTTTATGACAGGAATATCCGCAGATTCCGCAATCGCAATCATCATATTTGTACCTTTACCGCCTGGAAACGCAACGACTAAATCTGGATTTCCTTCTTCTAGCATCTTCACGTTTCTTAGATATCCTGCTCTTTTTCCATATTTATCCCAATCAGCAGGAAATAGTCTTGTGGGTATCCTATTCTCTTTAGCCCATTGTTCTGCTAGCTGATCAGCACCGCGAGCATGACCACTGATCAAAAGAGTTGGTTTTGGATCAAGTTTATCAAGTTCAATACAAACACGGGAGAGACTTATGTAATCTCTCCCGCCACATACTAATACTCTCAAACTTTATACTCCTAGAAGTAGGATAGTACCTTGTTACGATTTTCCTCAAAGTTTGGTAGAGGAATCAATCCCTTATCGAGTAAATATCCTTCATCGCCACTCATATTTTCAGAAAGAAATAGGTCGACATACTCAACAAGACCAGGAATCACACCAATATGTTCCTTCTTCACATAAAAGAAGAGTGGTCTAGAAACACCGTAAGAACCGTCAGCAATCGCTTCAAAAGAAGGTTCAACACCATCAACAAAAGAACCCTGAACCTTATCGCGATTCTCTTCTAGGAACGAGAATCCAAAAATCCCAACTGAGTTTGGATTTGCGACCAGCTTTTGTACGATTAGATTATCGTTTTCACCAGCTTCGATAAATGCTCTGTCTTCACGAATCGTATGAGCAGCTGCCTTGAACGCTTTCTTATCAAGACTTTTTAGCTCTGGGAAAGTCTTTGCTCCCTTTTCCATCACTAGCTCAAGAAAAGCATCTCGAGTACCTGAAGTTGGCGGAGGGCCAAGAACTTCAATCTTTGTGTTTGGTAGACTCGCATTGATATCAGACCAGTTTTGATATGGGTTTGGAACCATGGTACCATTTACAGGAACTTCCTTTGCAAGAGCAAGAAAGATTTCCCTTGTAGTCACACGAAATACTGGACCTTCTTTACTATTTGCGATCGCGATACCATCATAACCAACCATCACTTCAATCGGAGTAATCCCATTTTTTGAGCAAGTTTCAGCTTCGGACTTTTTGATTGCTCGAGAAGCATTTGTGATATCTGGATATTGAACGCCGACACCAGAACAAAAGAGCTTCATTCCACCACCAGTTCCAGTCGATTCAATTACTGGTGATTTGAAAGAAGTTTTCTTTGAAAGTTGCTCAGAAACCACAGTTGCAAAAGGAAATACTGTAGAAGAACCAACAACTCGAATTTGATCACGCGCAAAAGCAATAGACGGAATTGCAACTGCAGCAACTGTGAGAAGAGTAAAAAGTTTGTTCATGTATAATATAATCTCCATTGTTTCTAGAAAATGTTGAGAAGCGAACTCCTCAAGATTTATTTAATGTCAAATCAAGCTTCGTAATAAAAGAATAATAAATCTTTCTCCAAAAGGAAAGGGAGTCCGAAGACTCCCCAAAACTAAAGAATCTCAACCTTCACAGGCTTTTCTTCTTCTGGCACAATATTCTCGAGATATACTTTGAGCATACCGTTTACCATTTCGGCTTTTGTGACCTTTACGGTCTCGGCGATATTGAAGTTTCGAGTAAAGTTTCGAAGAGCGATTCCCTTATAAACCCAATTATCGGAAGTCTCTTCCTTCGCCTTTACGTTCGACTTGATGGTCAAAACGCAACGATCAACTTCGATATCAATATCTTCCTTCTCAAATCCAGCAACAGCTAGCTCAACAACATATTGGTTGTTGCTAACCTTCTTTACATTAAATGGGGGATAGGTTTGATTGATGGCGTATTTGGCTACATCATCTACGCGCTTCATCATATCATTGTAACCAATGAAGAAACGCTTATAAAGGGGATCGATTAGATAGTTTTGCATACGTTATATAACTCCTATGTAAGCAAGTTTTCGAAATAAGATGATTCCTTTCGGCAACCATCAAATCTATTTATAAACTACGACGTGAAAGAAGTAAACTTCTTTACGAAAAAAACTCATCAAGAGTGTTGACCTTTTCAAGATTCCAACCAATCACATCAGACACGCTTCGAAGAGGTTCTTTGAACGATTTATTGAACTGAACTTCGTGGTCGATATATTCGTGCAATCCAAACTCTTTTGGTAGAAAAATCGGAAAGGCAATGATGTTTTCTCGAGTTGGATTTGGCATCTTCAGGTAAGAAAACTTCACCTTCGTTCCATTTTTGATTTCTTCCAGCTGCTTATCAAGACCAGTTTTCTTCAACATATCATTGTAGATAATCGAACCTCTTACATGAATCGGAGTACCTTTTTTGTAAAGAGTCGTCTTATCTTTCCACTTGTCGATTTCACTTACTCCACGCGGAAATGACGTTTCTTCAGGCGGTAATGAGACAAACTCTTCATAAAAATCATTTACGAATGCTTGAAGTTCTGATTCATCTGAATCGATCATAATACGATACGCTTTGAGAAACTTATCACGAACAACTTTTGGAGTAGAAGACTTGACTGCCTCAATTCCCATAATTTTGAGCTTTGGGTCAGAGTATCTTACGCCCTCATTGTCAAATACGTTGAGGAT